CTTATACTCTACGAGTATTGCCACCGACGACGACGACGGCAGTCTGTCGGCTCCGCCGACCGCCGCGAAGCGGCGAGACTGCCGTCGTCGTCGTCGGTGGCAATACTCGTAGAGTATAAGCAAGTACTCAGCATGTATAGAGTACTTGATGACGTCACGGTGACCTTGACCTTTGACCTTCTATATGACCTTGACCTACTTCTGTGACCTTCTGGTCTACTGACCTTTGACCTTCTGAGCTGATGGTCTACTGACCTGATGATGGAGAGGATCCGAAGACCTTGGAGCTGAAGGTGGAACACCAGGACCTGATGTTAGTGAAGGACGGCAATAGTGTGCGAGTGAGATAGCAACATAGCAACTGTTAGAGCGAGATAGCAATATGTGTGAAAGAGATAGCATGAAAACAAACCTTGAATTAATTTATGCAAATTTTATTATCTTGTTATTGTGACCTCGATTGACCGGCAAACTCGCGTCGAAGCTGGTAGTGCCGTGTGCAACTTAAACTGCTGGCCAGCGGACCATTGGGTATATAAAGTGATATTATTAGAGCGCCATCATCAGTCTACACGAAGCAGTCGTCGAGTAAACATCTAAGTGAAATAGTAGTGTTGTGCAAAAGTTGTTCCTGAATATAATCGGTATGTCCAACTCAAGAATTGCTTTAATTCGTCGTTTATTTGCACCTAAAGTGTACAATCCAAAGTCAATGTTCTACCTAGCATATAAAAGTGCTAGACTTAATGGTGTGTCTTTTTCAAGATTACCTAAAAAGATACGTAAAATGCAACATGACATGGACACTCAGATTATAGCTTGTGGAGAAGATATAGATCATACTTTAGCTATAGAAGAGTTAGAAAAATGGGATTGGACCCAACAAAAACGACTACCATTTCAGTTGTTTTTAGCTGCCATGCATTTAAAAGAAATACCAGATTGGTTAGATGAAACAATGTTAATTGAAAGTGTATATTATTTTAAAGAATTAATTAATTATAGAGACCCTTACGATACTGATGAATTTAATACTTGGAATATGAATGGAAAGCCTTTTAAAACTATATGGAAAATATGTAAATTCTGTTATACCAATTGTGAAGATCCTGATGAATATAGATTCATGTTTAACCGCACTGTATTTGCTGAAGATGCTGAGGAAATTGTTCAGAGATTTCAAGATGAAAGTAGTTGGTGTGAAATATGTCATACATGTCCATTGTTTAATATATCTGTGATTTATGAGAATTCTCCAAATAATAAAAGGAAATGTTCAAGTAGTTCCGATGATGAGGACATAATTTCTGATAGCTTCTATGTAAAACATCCTAAAGCAGAAAATTAATTACAGATGAACAATGGAGACACCGACAGAAAAACCGATAGTACTACCAGACCTAATCAAGACATTATACGAGAGTCTTCAAGAGGAACATCCCCTAGTGAACAATGTAGCATGGTGGCAACTACATCTAGAAAACGTGAGTGGTCATATGGAGGAAGAGGAACAATGGCCAGCATTGCAAAAGAATCTCAAGAAAACTTTCAATATATGGCAGAAGAACTGGAAAAAATGGGCAGTGAATTCTTTGGATACGTTACTGGGCAAAGTATTAAACCTTCCAGCGCATATATCAGCGATGTCATTATCTTACGAGATATTCAGCTCCGTGATCAATGTTTGGACGTCTTGCGTGAGTACGGAAGAAGTAGACGAAACGGACTGTTCGGATTTTCTGAAGAAGGAGATCACATCCACGTCATCCACGATTGCTCTTACACCAATCGGAGTTGCAGGGACATCTGGATTAGTCAAGTCAAGCCCTTCGGATCTGTTCAAAAAACTGGCAAACCAGTCAAGTTCATCTGGGAATTTAAGCGAACAGACTGGTACGATGTCTTCATCTATTTCTTTGTACGAAAACGGGGAGAGCGTGCAATATTCGTTAGAGGAGAAAGTGGGAAAATACCGAGTAACGATGAATGTGTACGATGGACCAGAGAGTTTAAAGAAAGAGAAATGGTATCAAGCTCCGATTGCACGGATTACTATGAGTGTGAACAGCAAGAGCACAAAATTAGCCGTAGATCAGATGCTGGCAGTTCTAACGGAAGACTTTATGAAAAGAAAGCCTATTCGGCAGGGAAATTCGCATACATACGGAAAAAGACAAAAGCGTTATTAAGGAAGTACTATGTGTCTCCAGTAAGTGCTATATGTGATGTTCCAGAGTTTCGTGATGATGATTTACTATGTGATCCTAAAAATCGTGATTATATACAAGCTGCATGCGATGACTTCGGTAAGGATTTGAATGCTATGTCATTAAGAGAAATTTATAACTTACTTACTGAAGACTACAATTTTACTGATGAAAAGGAACTTAATCCATATGCACTATTCATTTCATCTATGAAATATGATAATCTTGAAAATTCTTTAAATATTATTGTTGAATTACTAAAATATCAATGTAATGATGATGAAGATTTAATTGTAGAATTTCTTACTAACTTGGTTAATGTTTTAGATCGTCGTATTCCCAAATTAAATGCTTTTCTTATTTTGTCTCCTCCAAGTGCTGGTAAAAATTTCTTTTTTGATATGATTTTTGGATTGTTATTATCTTATGGACAGTTAGGTCAAGCTAATAGACATAACTTGTTTGCTTTTCAAGAAGCACCTAATAAACGTGTGTTATTGTGGAATGAACCTAATTATGAAAGTTCGTTAACAGACACAATTAAAATGATGTTTGGAGGAGACCCTTACACTGTTAGAGTTAAGAATCGTATGGATGCACATGTAAAACGCACTCCAGTTATTATACTAACTAACAATACTGTACCTTTTATGTATGAAACTGCTTTTAGTGATAGAATTATTCAATATAAATGGGATGCTGCGCCATTCCTGAAGGATTATGAATTGAAACCACATCCAATGACATTTTTCCTTTTATTGAGTAAATACAATATATCATTTTACATTTGTGTTTTATTTAAGCATAATTAGGACCATTGCCATATAAACCATTGAAAGCAGAATTATTAGTATTTGGAGTAAGAGGAATACGATATACAGTATTACCAGGATTAGTGGTAGCTTCTGTTGCAAACGGAAATGCTGAGGGCTGTTGTTCCATAACTGTACAAGTAGCAACTACATCGATATATCCCATAGAATCTGTCCAAGAATTCAAAGGACTTGAATTAACTAGTAATGCACCAGTAGTTAGAGCAGGAACAGCCTGTATACCAATATGAACACTTGGTTGAATTTGAGGTTGCTCTGCACCCCATGGACCTTTATGTAAAACTTGAGACTTTTCAATATCAGAATAGATATCAAATATAGTTCCAAAGTTACGATCAGAAGTATTAAGACTTTCAACTACGTTTTGACTTGCTTCAGGTCCGGTTATAGCTGCACCTCTCATATTAGGTAAATTACTTCCGACAGATATTACTCCTTTAGCAGTTGGCCAACCAACTACTTTATAATTTAGTGGTAATTTTAAATGGCCCATCAATGGTTTATATGATACATCAATTAAACATTCATTATTAACAGTTTTAGAATCATATTGTTGAATATGTTCAGCTAAACAAGGCCAACCTCCAGTTCCTCTATTTGTTTGAACGTACATACAGTGATAGTTTTGCAAAAATGTAAAAGAACCAACTTGATGGTGAGGATAATTTCCTGCAGCACCAAATGCAGCATCGTTAGTTGAATCTGCACCATAATAATCAGCAATCATGCCTCTATATCCATTTGTACCAGTTACTGCACCATATTTAGGAGCAGCAGTTGCAGTAGGTATCATTGGTTGATCAGTTTGAAAAGCAGTAAAAGAACGATCTAATCCCCATCCAAGTTTATTTAAACCTATTGCAGTTTGAACATTTGATATTTGATTCAAAGTAGCTTGTTTAGTAGCAGTTGCACTAGTCTCAAAAGCAATTCTATTAGATCGGAAAATAACTTTAACGTTACATTCTACCATAACAGACCCATTAGGTAACAAATCGAATTCTGACTGGTTCATATAAAACGGTACTTTTTGCCATGGTACTTCAGCTAAACAAGTAGTTAATAATCTATTTAAATTATCAGTAGTACCAGTTTGAGCAATAACATTATTTGCAAGACCAAAGATCATAAACTTGTGACTTTTAGAATAAGTACTGAACTTTTTACCAAAATTAGAGAAAGGTCGAGGTATAGCATAAACTTCTTGACCTTGAGTATTACCACCACCAGAGGATGTGCCTTGACCAGTTCCGGGTAAAGACATTGCCATTGTAGAATCTAATGCAGTTGTAGCACCAGCAGAACTAGGAACTTGAGCTGAAGTACTTTGAGAAGAAACTGGAGCGTTATGAGCACCTTTTTTAGAAGGACCTTCTTCAACTGGAGAATCAGCTTTACGTTTAGTTCCCTCTGACATGGATGAATCTGAAAGAGTTTTTTCTTCTGTGTAAAAGTCCTCAGGTAATTGAATTCCAGCGAAGTTACTGGCTTGGTTTTCTCTAATCCAATCAGACCAGCTACTTAAGTATTTAGGATTAATTTGACGGGACATACCTGAAACAGAAGGGTAGATTACTCCACTGTGTTTTTCGATAGCTTGCTTAGTTCCAATTCCAATAGCTCCAATAGCAGCTCCAAAAGTGTTACCAGGAGTTTCTTTAAGGTTGATTGCATTAACTATATGATCTAATGCTTTACTAACAAATTTACTGTCAGCGTCACTTACTTCTTGACTTGTTTTAGCTTTATCGTATGCTTCGTCGTGTTCTTTAGCGTCTGCGTCAATTTGATTAACAGGTTCTCCTCTGTCTAGAGAGTTTCCAGGACCAAGATACTTATATCCAGGAACAGTTAATCCTCTTTTTTCAGCGTCTAAAACTTTTTGACTCTTAGCATAAGAGTATCCTTTTCCTTGTGGATATGCTTCACTTAAACCAGCTAGTCTTCTATTGTGGTTGTAATAACGTAACAAATCACTTTTTTCTTGTTCACTTTCTACTTTTAAATCCTCAGGAAATGCTCTATGAAAGTCTCCTTGAAATATACCTCTTCCTATTTGTTTAACTCGTTCAGATATAGGACGTTTTTCTTTTAATGGTTTTCCTTCTAAATCTGTATATTTTCCAGTTAAGACACTTTTAAAAACGTGACGATTTCTATATAATAAATCAGCATGTGTTCCTACAGCACCAGCTAATCCAGCAGCAACTTCAGGTATACCAATAGATGCACCTTCTTCTGCAGCAGTTACAGCACTTTCACTTAATAAAGGAGTTCTTTCACCAAGAGTACCAAGTTCAATATCTTCAGAAGCAGTACTTTCCGGTATAATACGGTAACCAGGCCGCGCGCGATGTATTAACCCTCTCGTGTAGAAAGACATACTGACTAAAAATAGAACACGTGGTTGTTTATATACCCAATGGTCCGCTGGCCAGCAGTTTAAGTTGCACACGGCACTACCAGCTTCGACGCGAGTTTGCCGGTCAATCGAGGTCACAATAACAAGATAATAAAATTTGCATAAATTAATTCAAGGTTTGTTTTCATGCTATCTCTTTCACACATATTGCTATCTCGCTCTAACAGTTGCTATGTTGCTATCTCACTCGCACACTATTGCCGTCCTTCACTAACATCAGGTCCTGGTGTTCCACCTTCAGCTCCAAGGTCTTCGGATCCTCTCCATCATCAGGTCAGTAGACCATCAGCTCAGAAGGTCAAAGGTCAGTAGACCAGAAGGTCACAGAAGTAGGTCAAGGTCATATAGAAGGTCAAAGGTCAAGGTCACCGTGACGTCATCAAGTACTCTATACATGCTGAGTACTTGCTTATACTCTACGAGTATTGCCACCGACGACGACGACGGCAGTCTCGCCGCTTCGCGGCGGTCGGCGGAGCCGACAGACTGCCGTCGTCGTCGTCGGTGGCAATACTCGTAGAGTATAAG